GATGATATAATAGATTTGTCCGAAAACTCCAAATTAATTTCCGTCAAAGATGTTAGTAAAGGACATGGAATCTACCAAGGGTTTTTAGTTTCCGAACCAAAAAACGAAATATTTTTACCGTTGATTGAAGATATGTTAAAAAATCCAAACCCACAAGATTATGCGTACCATATAGAATTTTTTGGTAAACAACTTTTAAAAAAATCTAAACTTAATGAATTTATATTAAATGAAAAAGTGCAAATGGATGATGGGGACAATTATTTTTTATTTAAGGAGATTAAGAATGGGAAATCGGAATATGTAATTGTGGATAAAAACAATCAATTGATTTTTTGTGGAAATAATCACAGGTACCCATATGAAGGTTATACAAAATGTTGTTCATCTAATTTCTTTTCTAAGAAATTTTCAAAAAATTATTTTAAATAACATTTAACCCCCTTTTTATTTTTAACGTATTTATTGTGATATGAAATACATTATTACACCTGAACAGTTGGACAAAGTTATGAAACGTTATTTTGATGGGGTGTTTAAAGATGCCAAGTGGAGTGAAAAATATATTAGTGGATACGGTGAAACGTGGTCCGGTTTATTTAATCAGGATGGTGAGATGTTGGTTGGTTATCCAGAACATGATAATACCACTTATTTTACTGACGGAACATATTTTAGTAATATGTGGGAGTTCTTTAGTGTTGATGCAAAAGAATTTACTGATGCGATAGGTCGTTACATTAAAAAAACATATGGGTGTGAGTTTGATTATATTTGGTAATCGGGTATTTATTTTTATATGAAATACAAAATCACAAAGGAACAATATTCTAAACTTGTCTATAAGTTAATTGATGCATTTTTTAAGGATGTTAAATTTTACAAAGATGATGGTGGGGGTTATTTGACTTATGATATTACTGTTGATGGTGAGGACACTGCTTTTATTCACACAAAAAAAAGTCCTCATATATCTGAGGGATGTAAAAATGAACTTGTAATATATGATGAAACTATATTAAAGATAACAAACTTTGTTCCGATTTTTAGGAAGAAGGTATTCTCAAAAATACTCATTAAATATTTTTCTGATATTACTGGTGAAGATATTGATTGTATTAATTTTGATATGAAACTTCATGGAAGTGATGATACAATTATATATACAAAAAAATTCAAAAAGAAAAAATAATTTTTTTCGTTGTTCCAATTCCCCTTTTTTTATTTTTAAGATATATTTATATATAAATTAAACATATTATGAAAAAGGTTTTAAGATTAACAGAATCAGATTTGATTAAACTTGTTAAGAGGATTGTTAAAGAAGACGTTTCTTCAACTCCTACTACAACACAAAAAACCATTTCTTTGGATTGTGCAAGAAAAACTGCTGACAATATTGCGTTAACTACCCAACAGGTTAATAAATGGTGTCCTAAAGTAATTGTTAAACCATCACCACAACCAACACAAAGTAACCCAACACAACAGTTAGGAACTGCTATTTAAACTAATTTTTTGTAGTATGAAAAAATTCATTATAACAGAAGAAGAGAAAAATAGAATTCTAGTGAGGGGTTTTTATTTTTAAGATATATTAATATATAAATTAAACATATTATGAAAAAAATTGTAAGATTAACAGAATCCGATTTGATAAGACTTGTTAAAAAAGTTATCAAAGAACAAGAATTTGAAGATGATGAATTTGACATGGGTATGAATTCTGATTGTGATAGAATTATTGATGAAATGGAATACATTTTTCAAGATTTTATGAGATATTACAAAAACTCATCACCTGATACGAAATCTATCTTAGGAGCTTCGGAGATGTACCACGACTTAGAATCAGAACTTGGTGGTCTTCTTGATATGGCTGAAGAAAATGATTGTGAAAATCGTTACGATATTGAATCAACGTATGAGGAACTTTTAGATATGTTTCGTCGACATACTGAACTTGATTTATAAATTTAAAATTACAAGAATATTTAAAACCCCATTCCTAATAAGAGTGGGGTTTTTTTATTATCTTTGTATCTCATATGCAAAAACCCATTGAAAAAATCGTTAGTCATATTGTGGAAAAGAAATATCCATTGTTTGGGGATATTAATGTGAGACCTGAGAAGAATCCGTTTCGTGATTACACATATGGGGAAAGTGGTGTAATTTATGACGTTACCCTTATTATTGATTTTAAAACATTCCTTATGGAATATTGGGAGAGGTGGGATGAAATTAAAAATTTAGTTATTGATACAATTAAATTTCTTGGTATTGATAACACCATTAGAGTTAAGATTAAGTATTCCGATAAATTATAAAAATTTTTTTCTCCGTTGTTTCAATCCCCCCACCCCCTTTTTTGTTTTAAGATGTATTTATAATAAAATATTATTATGAATAAAGTTGTTAGATTAACTGAATCAGATTTGGTTAAAATAGTTAAAAGAGTTATTAAAGAAGAAAACAATCCTAATACATTAGTTTCAACAGAAGGGGATAAAGTGAAAAATTATTACCTACAACATTTTTCAAAACCTGAAACCATTGATAAGTTTAAAAATAAAAATAATATTGATAAAATAAAAAAATATATCCCAACAATAAAGTATATTTTATACTCAGAAAACAGTGGCGTCGGCGGATTTGTTAACCAAAATAAACCTGGAATTATAAATTTGAACACTAATAATCTAATTCGTGACATTAAGGGATTTGTAACGTCTAAAGGGACTTACTTGTATGATACAATTCTGCATGAAATGGGTCACTTGATTGATTTCAAATTACAGGAATTGGGTGAAAATACAATTGCAAAATCATCAGGGTATTATAAACCAACTGGAGGTAAAGATGATTATGTTTTCTCAGACGTAGAGACTTATGCGAGAGTTCAAAGATTAAGAGAGACTTTGGGACTTAATCCAAACGCTAATGGAGAAGAAATTAAAAAGAAATTAATTGAGTTTATCAAACTTAAAAAATTAACTTTTCCAAATGTTAAGATACAAGATGTTAAATCACCTACTACAGGGTTATTATTTACACCAACACAAACATCCAAAGGTGAGTTATCTGACCTTTGGAAATTTTATTCTCCAATTAGAATTAATAATACAACTGTTCCTGATATTAGTGCGTTATTCGCTAAGTTCTCATCTTATCGAAATGGTGGCTTAGTATTTCTTAATCTTGACGTAATCGGTAGAGTGAATATTACAACTAAAGGATTACCCGATACAAAGTAACTTTTGATTGTCCAACCCCCTTTTTTTGTTTTTCAATTATATTTATAAAAAAACATTATTATGGGAAATATTCAAGATTATAAACAAAGATTTTTTAATTTGATGGAATCAACAATAGGGGACGTTAAGCCTCTAATAAATGAAGACGAATCTACAACTAATAAATTCTGTTGGGAAAATCCTGAATGGAAAGAAATTGATGACGATGTTAAATTCAAAGGTACATGGAAACTTCAGGGTAACAAAGTGTTATTAACATATGAACGTTCAATTATGTCTCTTAGTAATACTGAAGTAATAATTAAACCAAATGGATTTGATACGTGGAGAGGTAATGTAACTTCAGGTAAAATTGAAAAATCATATTCGGGGGACTACACAATTTGTTTCTTTAAATAAAAACGTATTAAAAACTGAAATATGAAAAAATTATTATTTGTTACTGAAAACGAAAGGCAAACAATTTTAGAAATGCATGGGTTCATTAATAACCCAAATGTTATTAATGAGGAATATACCGAATTAGAAAAAATATTTAAAAACCCGTATGCCGAATTAGAAAAAATATTTATAAACCCTTTTGTTAAAGGTTTGGAAAAATCAAACCCAAAGGCGTTTGATGAATTAAGTAAAATTTTAGATAGAAGAGCCGATGAAACATTATCAGGAGCTTTTGATAGGGTCTTATCAAAAGCGGTTGATAATGGAAGTAGAGCAGATGGAGTTAATGCGCTTAAATTTTGTAAACAATTAAGTTTAATTAATGACCAATTTGCTGAAGAATTTTATAAAAATCAAATTGAAGTAATTAATAAAATTAGATTACATCCTGAATATTCCAAACAATGGGAACTAATGGTTAAAAATAATTTTGGTGAAAAAGTTCTTGAGAAATATAAAAAAAATAATATGGGTTCAGTTAAACCTGTTGAAAAAACCCCAACTGAGCCTAAACCATCTGAGAAACCTGCCGAACAAAAACCAACCCCACCTAAACCTGCGGAACAAGTAAAACCTCAAACGGGAATATCAATAGGAAATTTCACAGTTAGGCCACTAAATGACGGTTCAAAACTTGCCAAATTTATGGACGCATTTTTTGAAAAAGTTTTTTACGAAGGAAATAATAAATTTATGAACGGATTTCCAAAAGAAGTTATAAAACAATTTACACCTGAAACAAAAAGTTACTTATTACAATTATTAGATATTGTTAAACGAAAAAACCTTACAAGTGGTCTTGAACAGGGTTTTAAGTCCGATTATGGTCGTTTACCTAAAACTGTTGATGAGGAAATTGAGATGTTATCGAACAATTTTTGGGGTGGAAAGTCACAGTTTGGAGGTCGTAGACAAGGGGGAATACAAGGAATGTTAGGCGAAGCACCCATTCCGACAGAGAATGTTTTGGACAACCTTACGAATACTACGATGTCACCGAGTCAAAAAAAAGAACTTATGGAATACGGTCACAAAATTGAGGTGTTTAAAAAATAATACAAATTTTATAAAAAAATAAACCCCATTCATTTGTTTGATGGGGTTTTTTGTTTTATATTTGCTCTATGAATTTAGATAACTACACTTTTGACGAGCTTATTAAATTAAAGAATGAAGTTAACTTTCGAATCAATTCTTTTGAGGATGGGTATTTTTATATCTGTGATGTTCGTTCTTATGGTAGGAATTGGAAAGAAAATCATATAAATCCCCATACGGTTCAGGAACTATGTTATCATTATTTTGGTGATGAAGGTATTGTTGATGTTTATACAAACAATCCTGATTTGGATATTGAAAACTATGGGGGTGTTAAATTTGTCCCAACAAAAGAAGATTTGGATAAATGGAAAAATTATAGGTTTATAGAAACCCACATTCCTATTTGGGAACAAAATATTAAGGAGTGGGAAGACCGAGATAATGTTCCGTTTAATCGTAGACCATTATTCCAACCATATGTAAACTCTGAGGATATTGAGGGGTATAAAAAAGAAATGTCTGAACTTGAGGGTACATTTGTGGCACCTGTAAGTATTGAGAGATATTTTGAGGAAGAGTGATTTTTTTTTGTCATATAATGTATTTATAATAAAACATTATTATGAAACATCTTTTAAATAACATTTCTGAAGAAGAAAAAAACAGAATCCGTGAACAACACACAGGAGGTAAAAAAATCGTAATTGAAAACTTTAATAAATTGTTGAATAGCAAGTTGGGTGATGCTAAACCATTGATTAGTGAGCAAAAAACTGAAGACCCAACTAAAGACATGTATAGTGTTTTAATTGGTTATTTAGTTAAACTTTCAGAAGATGGAGGTAAAAAAGGAATCCAAGGATTGGATGACATGGCGGCAATCAAAGAAACGAGAATGTATTTTGAAGCGTTGAGGGATGGAAAAACCCCAAAACCTTTGAGTAAACCTGCTGAAATTGTTAAAAATTATGCAATGGCCGAAACAAGAAAAATGCAAGGTCAAGAATTAGTTGCTTTAAAACAGTATGGTGAGAACGTTAAAACTAAACTTTAATGAAACTCAAAATATCCCAATCTAAGTTAACTACTCTTGCTCAAACTGCGGTAGATAATACTCTGATGACCATTAAAAATGAATCAGAAGATTGGGGTATGGGTGAGATGTCTGAACTTGTTCAAGTTGATGGGGTAGAAAGAATTGAGGTAGTTAAAGTTGAAAAAAAAGGTAACCCATTTAAAATTGACGTAATATTCTATGTCAATGATGATGGAATATACTACAGTGAATTAATTGAGGAAATATCTGCAAGGGTGGACCAAGATTGGATTCCTAATTCATATATACACGTTATTGAATTTATTAAAATTTAATAAGTAAAATCAATTTCTAAATATACGTGACTTAGAACGGTATCAACAGTTTCTACAATACTTTCAGTGAAATCGTCCAATAAGTATTCAGGGATATCATCTAAAGAATATCCTGTCTCAAATTGACCTTCAACACCCTGAAGAACTTCCAATGGTTTGACATAGATAACACCTTCATATTTGAATTTACCTTGTTTTTCTTTATGTAAAGAAATCTTAGTTACTTTATAAGGAATTTTAACTTCAATTGGCAATTCGTTTTCAGAATATGGGGTATGGTAGTAACTTTCAAATACTCCATCAGATTTTACAAACTTTTTAATTAAATTTAAAGTGACTAAAGTTTCTTTGTCCATATATTTATAAATATGTCAGATAACTTTTCACAAAAGATAATTTCTCATTTAGATAATGGAATGTCTCCATTAGAGATTGCGGAGTATTTTGGTGGTTTGGGACCATTTATTCAAAAAGTTTCGAAGTATCCTTATTTAAAAGCATTGGTCGATTCAAAGTTAGGAGGTGAACTTGAGTTTGAAACTGAAGTAAATGATTATTTTAAAAGATACAAAGTACCAGTACAAATAACTGAAATTGAAAAGGCCGATGACTTTGAAAAAATGTATGACATCTATGTTGACGTGGTAATACCAGAAGTTACAGATAAATCCGATATTGCAATTTTATTTAATTATTTACACAATATAGAACCTGATTATGCTGATGATTGGGCATACTTTAATGATATGAAATTTAATTCTGATACAATGACACATGTCGTGTCAATCAATGGTATTAATTGGAAAGATATGAACCTATTGATTAACACGACAGAAGAAGACGTTGAAAGAATAATCCCTAACGAATACGAAATATAATATGGAAAGAAGTAGTTTAGAAAGATTTAATGATAAAATATTAATTAAAATCATTGACATCATATTGAAAGATTTTGATGGTGATGAATGGAAAAATGTGTTTGATGATGCATTGTATTATGAAAAATATGAGTCAAATATCGGAGCTCTTGGGATTGATGTTGAAACAATTGATGTGGATTATATGTATTCATTGATTACATTAAACATTAGAGACGATTTTAAAATTCCATTAAATAGACCGAATCTTGCAAAATATGCTCAAGATGTTGATGTAAGTGAAAGGGTTATCCAAACAAACAGGTTTAGAAATTTTGTATATTCATATGATGAAGGTATTGTCACTGAAAAGTTTAGATTTGAGGAAAGTGAAGGAATACTTTCAATATACGACGGTAACATAATTAATACTGAGGTTAATGATAGTGAGGACCTTGATTGGGAATATTTCTCACCTGATAAGATAAAAGATATTTAAAATATTCACATGGCAAAGGCAAAAAAACAAGGTAAACCAAAACGTAATAGACGTAACTTTTTTAAAAATCTTAAAAGGATTTTAAATAACGTAAAAGTATTGAGAGAAATTAAGGAATCTTAATGAAACATATTTTAACTGACAAACAAGTAAAACAAATTATAGAAAAAGGTGAAACTCTATTGAAATCTTTATTTAACGATGATGATAGGATATGCGGATTCAAAATATTTTTAAACGATGAACGTATAGATGATGATGATTCAGTTTTTGATGTATATGTTTTGTTAAATAAAAAGTGGGTGATTGAAGACAATTGGTCAACCTTTAGGTCAGGACATATTCGAGACAAAGTTAAACAAACCGCATCTCAAATCATTAGTAAAAACATTGAAGTTTATAGTTACGCTAAAGATTGTAAATAATTATTTTGATAAATGAGACATTAACACTCCCCCTAATGCGGTTGCGTGTACTTGTAAATGGTTAATTGACTCCATATCAAGTTTAGTTTTACGTTTAGTAAAATCTAAACCTAATGTACCAATAAATTTTTCATCTATTGATTTAATTGCGAACAGGTAACCTGATTTACAACCACTCTCTTCAGCAATATATTTTAAACCAAATGTTGAAACTGCCTCGTCTTTAAAATCAGGAATCTCAATAACATCATTTTCCAATAGTTGATTGATTGATTTACTAAATAAATTAACAGGGATATTGTGGAAATTTGATTGTATTGAGTTAACACCCGCCCCAACTGTTTCATACATCACACTAAATTTCGCCATTGACTTACCTGTTGGATAAAAATTACCTCCGTTATGAAACTGAGTAATCCAAACTCTGTCGGCTTTAAATTCATCTTTAATATGTTCAATTCTTGAGGTTATTAATTCTGAAACTTTTAAAGTCTCATGTACTAAATCTGGTTTTTTCTTACGTTTATCTAAAAAGTTTTTAACAACTATAATTGATATCGGTCCTAAGACACCTGTGATAAACGCGACTACAATCTCTGATGATAATTCCACTACAATATAAATTGAAATTTATTTACTAAATAAATATAATGAATTAAATAAAAAAAGTCCACAATTGATGATATTTATTAAAATATGAAAATTTCTTTACACGAAAACATTGAAAGAATTAAGTCATTATTAAATGTTAATGAACAAGCTGGCTCCGCACCTTGTAAACAACCCAATCAGATAAAAACAACTTCAGGTGAGACCGAACTCATGGGATATATTTTAGATGTTCTTGATGATAACAATATAAATTTAAAAAATTGTAAAGATAGAAAATGTATTGATGATAAAATGTTGGCTGAAAAAATCATAAGTGAGTTACTTAACTCTTTAGTTGATAAAAGAGATTTGGGTACTGAGTTAAGTTCTGAGAACAAAAGAAATTTTGACTACTACACTAAAATAATGAGAGGGATATTTCCAACGTATAATAAAGCTCACTACAATAGAGGCACATGCGCCATGAAATCAAAAGTTAGTAAAACAACTACAACAACATATTATAAATGATTATGAAAACAAATTTATTTGAAATTAGTCAAGACGAAAAAAACAGAATTTTAAACCTTCATGAAGGTCACACAAAAAATCATTATTTAAATTTAATTAATGAAGAATCAACGTACAACCCTAAGTCAGAAGCAATTCAAAAAAAATTAAGTGAATTAGGTTACGGTAAAATTGTTGGAAGTCCTGATGGTAAATACGGACAAAAAACAGCTTGTGCAGTTGCTAAATTCCAAGAGGACAACAATTTAATCGTTGATGGTAAGGTTGGTAAAATAACTGCTACAAAACTTGGGGTTGATGCTTATTTTCCTAAAGGTGTTAGTATTATTTCTTGTGGTACCAAAAATACTGACAATAAACAAAAAGTTACTGATGACTCAGGTAAACAAAATTGTCAGTCAGTTTTACCTGAAACATGTTCAAAAATTAGTCCAAATAAGGAAACTACTATTGGTAATGGTGGAAGTGAGGGTTGTTCACAATATGTTGGACTGTCTATAGGTGAAAAATTAGGTGATGCTTGGAAAGCCTTTAACGCGGCTAAAAAATACGGAGTTAAATATAATATGTTTACAGACGGCTCAATTGATTGGAATAATGTTAGGAACAAAATGAAATCCAATAAAATAAATTCATCAACTTGTGATTGTTTTACTGAGGAAGGTGAAAGTAAAGATAAATCTTGTAGTTCAGGTTCTGAGATTGCCAAAACTATTAGTTCATTTTATCCGTCATCGTCTAATTTCAGTAATGGTTCGTTGAAAGTAGGTGATATAGTTGGTATGTACTACAGAGATTCAGGTAACAAAGGTAAAGCTTTTTGTGAAAGAGCTTCACAAAGAGGATTAGATAGTAGTGGTAATGTTAAAGATACTGACCCATTTACATTTAATACCCACGTTGGATATGTTGGAGCGATTAAAAATGGTGTACCGATAATTTATCATAGTGTACACGGAACAAGATTAGCGACACCGGCAAACCAATTAAAAAGTAAAAATGGTAGTGCGATGATTGTTTGGGTAACAGGCGGACCTAAATCTGCTGAACAAGATTCTACAAAACCAAAAGATGTATCTTGGTATGAAAAAATATCAGATTGGTTTTAACTTTTTTAAAAAATGTAATATTTATTAATAAATAAAAAAAAATAAAAAAAAAATGAAAAAAATTGTTAGATTAACAGAATCAGATATCGTTAGATTAGTTAAGAAAGTAATCAACGAAAACACTCGAATGGCAATAAATGAAGGGGCTGTAAATGCTGCTGGAGGTACATTCGAATTTAATGGAAACGAACCTTACGTTAAAGTAAATGGTAGAAAATTCAAAACTACGATTGACTCTTTAGTCTACAAAGGACCTGTAAATATTTCTAGAGTCCAAGAAAAGGCAGGTTCACTTTATGGAAAAAATGTTTGTGTTGCTGATAGTAAAAATCAAGAAATGTGTTTTGATATTTCAAAGGCGCAAGACTTAGTTAATCAAGTAAACCAAGGAAAACAATGGATAGAAATGGGTAATTCGGCTGGTAAAGTAATTTTCCAAGCTTGGCAATAAAAAAAATAATATCAATTAAAAACCCCTCTAAAGAGGGGTTTTTTAGTTTATAAGGATTTTGTATTAGTTAACCGATACAACTTCCAAATCAAAAATAAGTTTTTTACCTGCAAGTGGATGATTCATATCCAATACAACAGTGTCTTCTTTAATTTCTGATACAGTAACATTTATAGGGCCATGCTGATTCATACCCTGTAATTGGTCACCAACTTTAACTTCCGCAGGAACTTTAGATTTTTCAACTTCTTGAATTAACATTGGATTTGGTTCCCCATAAGCATTTTCAGGTTCGATTTCAATAGTTCTTGTTTCTCCAACTGACATACCTATTAGTCCGTTTTCAAAACCTGGAATTAATTGACCCTGACCCAAAGTTGTAACTAATGGAGTACGACCTTCAATAAGAGAGCTATCAAAAATAGTCCCGTCTTCTAATTTTCCTGTGTAATTTACGGTAACACTATCACCATTTTCAATTTTTTTCATAGTTCAATAATAAAATATTATTTTTTATTTGTCAAATACAAATTAAGATATATTTATATAGAAATAGAAAAATTATGAAAAAAATACGTTTAACTGAAACAGAATTAACATCTTTAATTCGAAATATTGTTATTGAAACTCAAAATGAAGAGATGAACGAAGAAATGGAAAATTACTTCAACCCTGAAGCTATGGAGACAGGTGAGGCGATTGTTACCATTATTGGGACTGTAATCGGAATGTTAGGAATTGCAGGTTCTCACTACATTAAAGCAGCAATCAAAAAATTAAGAAAATCAGGTAACGATGCTGAAGCTGATAAAGTGGAAGAGGCATTACAGGCTGAAATGAGTAAAATGAAAAGTCGTGAGATGAGTTCTGGTGAAGATGAACCAGTAATGGAAAGTCGTATTGTAAGAAGAAGAAAATAAAATATATAAAATTGTTAAAAACCCTCATTTATTGAGGGTTTTTTTTGTGCATTTAAAAAAAATGTGTATATTTGTTTAATAATTAAAACAATAACCCGACCATGAAAAACTTCAAACTAAAATTAACAGCCTGTATGATGGCTTTGGCAGTTGATATGATTTTAATTGTAAATGCTCCAAATAAATCAGTATTCACTATTGGTATTTTGTTGGCAGTAATCCAATCGGTTTTATGGGGTAAACTAATGTCTGAAATTAAAGAATAAAAAAACCCCTCAAAGAGGGGTTTTTATTAGAATACTTCTACTTCTTCCATCATTAACTGATAGGCTCTTGCAAGTCGTGTCATTCCAATTCCACCACCAAAACGTGGGAAGAAATCGTGAGATAAAAATTCCTCTAACTCCTTTTCAACTCTTTCTTTACCGAATAGTTCAAATAGTTTTTCAGAATATTTTCCATTTTCAATTGTGTAGAAGTTATTTCTCATTTCTTCCACATTGGAGCTTCTTTCTGCCGAACCAATTGTTTCTTGTCCGTAAAGAATCACATCGACTTTATTGAATATTCTATTTTGATTCTCTCTCATATTCCAAAATGGATTGGTTCTGTATGGGAAATTCTGAAGAGATACTACGGGTCCTTTTTCTTCCCACATTCTTGTTTCGTGTTCATTTTCTAAAATTGAAACTCCTCCATATTCTTCACAAACATCATCATAGTTAACCTCAATTGGTTTATCAAATCCTAAGTAGTCCAAAAGCTCTGATTCCAATTTTATCATTTCTTTCATTCCTCCTTTGGATTCAAATTCAAACATTGGGAAAATTAATTCGTGTCTGCCAGGAATTGGGTCTTTTTCTTGTCTATAAGACGTTGAGATACAGTACACACCATTCCATTCAGGATTTTTAAGAAGTTCGTATTCTAACCACATTTGACCCGTCTGTGGTAACGGCCAAACCTCTCCTTGATAATTGAATGTTGTAATTGAATGTGGGTTTTCACATGCTGCCAAGATTGATAATCTTGATTGGGTTGGGACTTCTTTAAATCCTTTTTCTTGAAAGAATGTTCTCATTTTTTGAACTAATTCATTGTAAGTTTTTGTGTTTTTCATTTTTTTTTATTTTTAGTTTATTGTTAACGTATGGGCAAAAAAAATCCTGACAATTGTCAGGACTTATTACTTTGTTTATATATGTTTCGCAGTTTTTTTCTCATATTTCTTATTAAATATAGTATAATTTTAAAAAAGTATAAATAATAAATAAAAATATTTATTAATATGGAATTAGATAACATTAATCAATTAGTTTTTGAATTTTTTGAAAGTAGGAGTGATTTAAAAAGTAAATTTTATGATTCACTTCATCGTTTAATTTTTGATAAAGAAAGTACTCATTTAAAAAATTTATTAATTTCTTATGAAAGTCAAATAATTGATTTTGAAAAAAGAAAAAATAAAAAAACTACAGAAAAAGAAAAAGAATAACTATTTTTTGATTAATGATAGATTTTGGTATTAAACATAAAAATATTTGTCAACAGTGCAAACGAGAAAAAGAGGATTGTTGTGAATTAACATCTTCTTTGTCTGATAAAAAGTACATATTGTGTTTATCTTGTGTACGATTTTTTGACTACTTCTTAAATCACCCAAAAACTTTAAGACAAAAAAATAAAAAGTAGAAAACAACTATATTTTTAAGTTTTTTGTAAAGAATAATATTTATTCTATATGAAAAAATTATTAACTGAGGGTGGAATACGTAATATTAACGAATTATCTAAAAGATACAAAAAAGCGAAAATTTATTTTCATATGGACTTAGATGGTGTTACAACCGCTTTGGCTATGAAAAAATATTTGGAAGATAATGGTATTAAAGTTGTCGAATCTGAGGTAATACAATACGGTGATAAAGAATTTTCAGTTAGAAAGGCCGATGCTCATGGAGAAATAATGCCGGTTTTGGTAGATTTTGCTCACGGTAAACCAATGTTTATTGTACACACTGACCATCACGACAGACAGGCAGGAGCTGATGACACAAGTTCTAAATCATTTAGACAAGCACGTTCAAATGTTGAGACTTTATCTCAAATTATACCTGCGAGTGAAATTTTCACACCTGAGGATGTTGCAACAATATCAATGGTTGATAGCGCTGATTATGCTTCTAAAGACATCACACCAAAAATGGTGATGAATTATGTTTTTAATTTTGATAAAGACAAATCGGCAAAAGAAAACAGAATGATGTTGGGATTAGTGACTAACAAGTTACTTTTAGCGTTCAAAAATAAACCAGATTTTTTAGAAAATTTGGTTATGACCTCTAAACCATCAATACTGTCAATATTCAATATTATAAGTAAAATTGTTAAAGATAGAAATTATCCATCATCTTCAGAACTTGAAAAAAATAAAGAAGGTTATATTAAATCAATGAAAACCAGCCCAAATGTTAAGACTGAGGATGGAATCATTGTCCAATATGGTGGTGGTAGTATGATAAAGGCCGGTTCATACGATAGGTACACTCCATTTGAAAATAATCCTGACGCCGACTTTTTGGTTATTGCTTGGCCATTAGGCTTATTACAAGCGTCTTGTAATCCATTTAAAAAAGAAAGAGAATTAAAAGGGGTAAATCTTGGTGAAATTGCTCAAGAAGTTTTGAGTAAATGGGAAAGTAAATTAAAAGATAGAGTTATACCACTGTCAACAATTAAGTGGATTTCAGAATCTGATAAATCTTTTAGCGAACAATCTGTAGGATTCACATTTAAAGACTTTGCAGCAATTTACGGTGAAAAAATGATGGATATTGATAATGGTATGGAATATTTGGGTATTATAAAAGACCTAATGTCAAAACCATTTAAAAGTTTAACAGACCAAGAGAAAGAATTATTAGATAAATTGGGTGTAACTGCTTGGGACATAATACAAGCAAATTCTGGTGGTCACAAATGTATTACTAATATTTCAGGTTTAAATTTCTTTGGTAGAAGTAAAAGACCACCTGAAGGGAAATACAGTAAACCTGCGGATAGTGAAGACGCCGCATATGTTAAATTCTTAAAGACATTACAAAAAGAATTCGTACAAAAATTACAAGAAAAAATTAAAGAATCTAAATCGGTAAAATAATTTTATCTCCGACATTTATTTTATTTTTGTGACAATATCCTGAAGGTAATTCTAATACGTAATTACCTGATGAGCAGTATCTTGGACAATCTTCAGAGTTACATTTTTCACATGAGTTGAATATCTTAACGATTTCAAATTTTTCATTTAGAAATAAAATGTCTAAATCAATTATACAATCTTTCATCCAAAAACAATCGTAATCATCACCAATTAAAAATAACATACACCCAAACCCATCAAAAGTTTTGTTTTGCATACCTTCCATTTTTTCTTTTGGTGTTGAGCAAACCTTACATGTTAATTTTTTACCTTTAAGTGAAATTTTCATATTATATAAATAGATTGATTTTTTATTTGATTGTAGTATTTATAGTATATTGAAATGTTATGAGTAAAAAAATTAATATAAACGAATCCGAAAAAGATAGAATCCTCAATTTACATAATGACCCATCTTTAAAAAGAAAATTATTTGAAACTGAGGTACCTGAAACTTTAACTCCTGAAACTCTTAAGCCAAGAACTAAGGATGAATTTATGAAAGTTTTTAATATGGGACAAAATTACCCATGTTCATTCCAACACGGACATTTTAAAGTTGATGACACTCAATTAAATGCTCCTGATAAGGATGACTTTGAAATAAAAGATGGTACTACAGGAAACGTTTATCACGACGCGGTTAAAGTTTATTTCAAACCAAATCCGTCCTTTGAAGGACACAAACCTGTTGCGATTGTTTTATTTTAAAACTCTATTTGTTCTTCAAATAATACGTGGTGTTCGTAATCTTCTTCGTTAATACCTATAGATAATTGAACCAAGTTGTCATTGGTATATATTTCAAAATAACCTTGAGAACCTTCATTTATTTCCCATCCTCCATAATTTGATTCTAACATGTTATAAAGAAAATCACTAAAGGATGCCGGCATTTCCACTTCTATATCTCCATTACTTAATCCACGTTCATTAATATATCCACTATCACCACCTCCGTCGAAATCTACTTTAATGGTCCTAATTCCTTCTGATTTCCACTTGGTAATCTCCTCAATCATTTCTTTATCAGTAATTTCTTTTTCATTACCATAATCTCTTGTATTTGTGATAGATTCTCTATCCTCAATAGATAATGATTGATTTTTAACTGTATATCTAACATACATACTGTGATTATTATCCCAATCTATGTTATCCCAAATTGACTCATTATTTACAACTACTTCATATAATCTTTCAAAAAAATTTGTTAATTTTTCAGGAACTTTTGGTTCAAATGTTCCATGGACGTATGGATGAAACCAACCAGAGTCAACATCTCCTCCAGCATTAACGTAGAATTCTGCGGATATGTATTTCCCACCTTCACTTTTTAACCAAAAATGAAGTAATTTAAATAATTTTTTATTTTCAGGATTTGATATAAATTCTTGTAAAGTCATACTGATAAATATTAATCATTTATTTCTAATTCTAATGTTTTTAACATCCACATAGGTTTTTTTTCATTTTGAATCGCGTCAATCCATTCTTTTGCAGTTGGTATGTACCCATTACAATCTTCTTTAACATGTTGTTCTCCGACATACCTCGTATATACTACAATATCATCACTATTAATAAATGATGGACCAAACCTTTTTTCCATTTCAAATATACCCTCCGAATGATGCCTAAACATTCTATGTGTAGAATGTCCGTACCAAGCCTTGGTTTCATCTAACCATTCATGTAAATGAATATAGTCTTCCCATTTACCTCCAAATTTTTTTACTGAACTTTTTGCATGTAATATTGGATGTGCCATTATTTTTTAATTGATGTTGTTAATACGTAATCTGTGTCTAAACTTAAAAATTTCCAAGCGTCTAAAATCAAAATTTCTAATGCTTCAGGAAATATCTCTATTGATAAATCGTAGTCAGTAGGAATAAGTACTACTGACATATGAATTTTTTTTAGTTGTGTCGAATATCCCATTGTATCAATAACAATAGTTGAACCTGTACCAAAAAAAGAATCAATATCTTTTTTATATAATTTATTTATTAATTTTTCAAAGTATTGATTCATTATATTTATAATAATATGACAAACGAACAAAAAGCTAAAGTTTATATTAAAGGATTACGTAAATTTTTAGATAAAATCCCAAATCTTATAGAGTATAAAATATTGGATGAAAATCAAATTTATGAGGCTATTGTTAATAATAAAGATAAGTGGTTTTGGAGGGTTGATATTGTTATAGAATACTATATTGAAATGGATAATGAAGAAGATTCTAATTGGGTCGGAAATCTACACAAATATGTAAATTTACTTTCAAAAAGTTTAGAAATTGAAAATATAATTTTACCTGATATTACTTTTAAGGCGAAAGTTAGGGAATAATATAATACCTCAACTCCAAAGTATTTATTCTATCATTGTAAACAAGTTTAATAAAAGATTTTATGTGAGTTCTTATTTCTTTATAATGTGACCCATCTAAATATTTTACAAAATACTCGGATAGGTACCCATCACTTGTTTGTATGATATCTAAAAGTGTTAAATTAGAGCCTGTCATTTTTAAAAATGTAGGTAATTTAATTTTTACTTCATAGATAACATCTAATTTATCATCTTTTTTATCTACGGAAATCAAGTTTGCATCCTCCAAAAAATCATAATTTTTTAGTAAAAACTTTTTTATAGTTTTTTGAAGAATGTCAAACTTGTCCATAGTGTTAATAATAGTAAATAAAAAATTATTTATCTACCTTGTCCTCGGTAAGCTTTTTTGTAATTTTTTGACCTTTTATTATTAGTCATTTTTTTAGAAAATTTACCAGATTTTTTCACACCGAAAGTAACCTTACTTGATGTGCCCCCTTTTGATACTTTTGCTGCCATTATATATTATTTGCCAATAAGTATTTCATTATTTTATATTTTATGAATATTTATCTTAAAAGAACTTAGGTTCATAAATTTTAAACCCAAATTAATGGATAGTGATGACTTGGAGACAAATATTTCACAGAAATGTTGCAACATATTGTCTAATGGCTGGAATGTTTTTCAACCCTTTAGGATTCGACATCATTTTCAAAATGATTTTAGATGCTACGAATTCTTATTGGATTACCACAGGTATTTTTTATGGTATATCTCTATCATTTTTTGGATTATATTTTTTATTTCGTAAAAAACAATGAAAAATTCAATTAGTAACGTGACTCCACAAAAAATTTCTGAGGGATTAAATTACCATTTAGATAATAATATTCCAATTACTGAAAATGTTTTTAGACCTCATTCTCAATCATTTTTTAATTTAATTAATGAAGTTAGAAGTTTATACATGAATGACCAAATTTCTTTAGATGAAGAAGAGATTGAATTAATTGAGACTGAAATTGGTAACACAGCAATCTTACAAGATGGTACTGAAGTTTATTTGGACATTCCATTATCTGAGGAGTTTTTAAATGAAGCGGAATATAATGGTAAAAAAGTTGAACTTGGGAAACCAAGAAGAAATACAGGTGGAGGTAAAAAATATGTTGTTTACGTTAAAAATCCATCTACAGGAAGAGTTAAGAAAATATCTTTTGGTGACGTTCATGGAGGGTTAACCGCCAAAGTTTCTAATCCAAAGGCTCGAAAGGCATTTGCTTCAAGACATAATTGCAAGTCTAAAAAAGATAGAATGACTGCCGGTTATTGGGCGTGTCGTTTAAATAGATTTGGTCACTTGTGGGGTGGTAAAACTTATCCAGGGTATTGGTAATATATGAAACCTTATATAGATTCTGAGATTACTGAAAATTCTAAAATAAGAGTATTCAATTCTGAAGTTGATTCAGGTGAATTACATTGGCATAGAGATAGAGAAACCCGTTTAGTTGAAGTTATTGAAGGTAATGGTTGGGAATTACAATTAGATGATAAATTACCCGTTAAAATGGAGGTGGGAAGCGAATATCTAATCCCTAAAGGTATTTATCATAGAACAATAAAAGGATATGGTGATTTGAAACTAAAAATTACATTTATAAATGAGTGAAAATATTTTAAATAGAATTAAATTATTAATGGAGTATGACACAAGTAAAACTTTGTCTGAAAATGAATTAATGATTGAACAATTGGTTTATCAAAAAAAACCTGAAGGA